GCCGATCTGCTCACATTCGGATTTATAAAACACCTCGGCGGCCGTTAGGTCATCGAATGTCTGTTGATTTTCGAAGCCGCTGCGGCTGGTCGTTACGAGATATTTTAACATTGGACGCTCCTGCTCATCGGGGTTGAATCTGGTGTTTTAGACAACGGTGCAATCGTCGAGTAAAACGCGGATGGTCTTGCCGCTCTTGTCGAGCTTGACGTGAACGATTGTCTTCTCGGGCTTCCCACGGTACGCAACCACTTCGCCATACCGATCGCCCATCATCCAACGATCTGTGTAAGTTGGAATTTGAACGCGCGTGATCATGGTTTCCTCCAAGGGGATGATATGATTCGTCGGTGTTCGTCTACGCGGTGTCGCTATCGGGCGTCCCGTCTGTGGACGCGTTTATGTGCAATTAGCGTGTAATTGGCGTTCAATTAACCTGCAACGCGGCGTCTCTCGTCAATCATGTCATTTGTCGTAGTACGGCCACAGCGGCTCGCGCATCTGCCATTTGTAGTATGGCGCCGTGATGCCGATGGCCGCCATAAGCCTAAGCCCGAAAGGCGCCGCTGCGGTCCGCCGCGCCGCGGCCGCGTTATGGCGATCGATGCCGCGCTGCACCCAACTCAACGCCGGGTTTTCTCCCTTCGCGTGATCGCCGTCTCCGAATGATCCCATCGCATCCTCCTATCGTCTGCGTCTTCGTCAGCACGAATGGACTATTTGCATTACGGTCGGTGATGGTCAACATGGGTTTCGCTCCAAGCTCATCAGGCCCGGACTTTTACCGGGCGACCCTCTCCCGCGTCTCCGGCTTAAAGGAGGTGGCGACCCGGGCCTTTTCATCCGGAATGGCGTTGTTCGTTTCTGATGATCCGAAGATAGTACGTCGATTAGCGTACGTCAATAGCTAATTCGCGGCTTGACGTAATTTTTTTGATCGCTATGTTAGGAGCATGAGCAAGACCACGGATGCGCTTCGAAACGCTCGAATTTTTGAGGGGTTGACGCAGCGGGAAATAGCCAACGCGCTCGGCGTATCGACAGCGTTCGTCAACGACCTCGAACATGGACGGCGCGAGTTGGGCCGGCGGCATTTCGTCAACTTGCCTCCCGGGGTGCGCCAGTGGGTTGTAGATGCGGCGATTGCCGACCTAGAGGCCTCGATCGAGGAATTGCGACAAATGCTGCCAGACTGGGGATCGGAAATCGAAATTCCTCCTCATAAGCCTATTGACGTATGATACGTCAAATGCCATATTAAGGGTGTTGGAACGGAGGGAACCATGACCCGCTTAGAGAGAAACGAAAAAGTCCGATTTGAGAATAAAGCGAAGCTCGCAGCGAATGCGCTCCTAGTCCGGAAGCCTTTGGTCTCTCAAACCATGTCACCGATAGCGCCGGAGTGCCATTGCTGGCTCGGATTCGGGGATCGCCGCGAATGCCCAAATATGTGTACCGGCCGTGGTTGCGGCTACAGCCAGGTGAAGGACATCGCGTGGGGTTACGAGTAGTAATAACGGGTGTTGGAACGGAGGGAATGATGGGCGACGCGATAGATCGCGACGCTATCTCTGATGCTATCGAGCATGCGCGTTTTCTCTATGGTGGAAGTCGCGATCTAGATGGGGCGCTGGCGTTTTTGCGGTGCGCTCTTTGTTCTGGGGAGGCAGATCTCACGGCTTGTGATCTGGCGTGGGCCACCGAAACCATCGAAGGCTTAATGAACGCGGCAGCAAGCTATGAGCTGGGTGTATGATGATCACCACACAATATGGAACGGAGGGAATGATGACGCGCGCAAGTCGAAAGCAAACGGTTACGATCACCCCCCCGCAGTCTTCTTGGGAAGAATTTTTGTCTCCCTGGGAAGAGTTGCAAAGCCCTACGGGCGATCGAAGGCCAGCGATGCGGACGATTGACGAGCTTCCTTTACCGCAGCGTTCGGCATATCTCGCGGGCTACAACGCCTTTCAAAATGGCGATCTGATCGAGAATAACCCGAGTGATCCGAAGAGCTATCTCGGCATCTTATGGGACTTGGGGTGGGCTGATGCCGATGAAGACGTCAGGACCGACTGAACAACAAGCCGTCACCCCGACACAAGGGAGTCCATCCGATGAGAGAGCTTTGGCCCTACGAAATTGAGCAAAATCCATTTCACGATCCGGATCGAATGCTCACCCCAGATGAGCAGCGCGAGCTTCATAGGAGACTGGATGCCCAATGGTGTCGGCACGGGCGTTATAGAAGCCTTTGTCGTAGCTGTAGAGACGATCTTCCATGACCCCCACACAATACCGAGGAACACCGATGAAATTAGTTAAGGCGGCGGCATTTCTTGCTGGCGTGCTCTTAGCGGGCGTGGCTGGTGCGCAAACCCTGCCTGTCCAATGTGTCGTTTACGACCTCAACGGGAAGCCGCAAACCATAGATTGCCCGCACGTAGCTATGGCCACTGAAGCAGAACTCGATGCTCTACGAGAACGTGTAGCGAAACTAGAGGCGGGTATGATCACCACATTACCGGGTGGCACAGAAAATAAGGATGGCACCAAATGAAAACGCTGGCATTTCTTGTTGGCATGCTCCTGGCGAGCACAGCCTTTGCTCAGACTCCGACCCCTGCCGGGCCAACCCCAGCTCAACGCCTAATGTCCGACCACGCTGCGACGGAGAACGCCAGGGCCCATGAATGGGAATCGACGGTCGCGTGGGATAAGGAGATTCAGGCTCAACTAGCCGCTCAAGCTGAGCAGATCAAATGGTGGTCCGAATGTTGGGACGGCAAGATCCCCGGATGCTCAAAAAGCGAATCTCAGGCAGCGGCGCCGTTCTATACCAAGAGTCCGCCAGGTCACTCCGAGCCGCAAGCGACCGCTCCGGAGAATTCCGTACCGAACGCCGATCTTACCAAATCCTACCGGGCAGTCTCGCCGACGCGATGAGCGAGATGGTGGATCGGGTCGCGAGATTAGCGCTAAGGGAATGAGACCCTAGCTTATCCCCCTCCGATGATGTATACGATTGGAATCGTTAGTACTGCCGTCTGGAAAGATATGGAACTCGCCGACACCGATCGCATCCTTCCGACACCGGAACGTGCTCGGCGCGGCGTAGAGATCCTCGACGAAGTTGTAACCTATCGGACCGACGGCATAGCGGAGCGCTCGGCATCGGTTCCGCGCAGCATCGACATCCTCGCCGCAATGGAGCGACGCGGCACGATCACCCCAGAGATGCGCCTCGCCGGCATGGAATTCCAGGAACAATTCCGGCTCGCAAACATCGACGCCCTTGCCGCCGCCGATCTCTTACGCGCCGGCACTCAAGGTAGAGCAGCCGATCCCGAGATCTTCTCGCGCGCCCGCGAATCGGTATGGAAATCGCTCCGCGCAGTTGGTGGGTTAGGCTCCGCAGGAGGTTCATGCATATGGCATGTCCTAGGCTGGCAGCACTCCATCAAGCAATGGGCGATAAGCCAAGCGTGGCGCGGCAAACCCATACACGAGAAAGTAGCGGCCGGTATCCTGATTTGCGCTCTCGGAACACTCGCAAAACAAAAGGCTTGACAAAAAGAACATTTATCCGCACGTGATCAATTATTCACCAAGACTCACTCCCAAAGCGGAGAAATCGCATCATGGCTCTAATCTCAGGCGGTTCAAAGGGCGTCGTCAAGCCGTCGAGCGAATCATCGACGATGAAAAACACTCCCGTAGGCACAGGCTCACGTCCCGTGCCGTCGAGGAACAAGATCGAGACGAGTGCACACGAAAACGCCCGCACTCTCGGCCGCGACGTTCCTGGCTCACTGAAGTAGCCTCGTGGGCAAATATCTCGATCTGATCCGGTCAGGCGAGGATGAGATCACTCGGTTAATGCGAGCCGAGGGGATCGATTACGTCGATGCGCTAGAGCGATTGGCGGTGAAGAAGAGCATTCGGCAACCGCTACCGCAATCGGCGAAAATCATCAAGTTCCGTCGCGTAAAGAGCGAAGGTCTGAAATAGGTGTGAGTAGGCAGCCGACGCGGCCGAAAGGCTCGCCCAAAACCCCCGGCAGCGGTCGAGCGGCCGGCACGCCGAACAAGGCCACAGCAGACATCAAGGCACTCGCACAGCAGTATGCTCCTGCTGCGATGCGGGAATTGGCGCGGCTTTCCGTCGAAGCTGAGAGCGAGGCGGCGCGTGTTGCGGCATCGAAAGAGATCCTCGACCGCGCCTACGGCAAGGCGCACCAGAGCATAGAGGCGAGCATCAAACGCGATGTCCGAGATCTTAGCGAGGCAGAGCTTCTCGCCGCTATCGCTGCACTTGGAGGCGTTGCGCCGGAAGCAGGCGAAGCGGAGCATAGCCGCCTACATTGATTACCTGGAGCTAGGCTTTGCGCCGGTCGCGCATCACCGGCTGCTGATTGCGGAGCTGGAGGCGGTCGAGGCGGGCCGTTATAACAGGCTCATGGTGTGCATGCCTCCCGGCTCAGCAAAGAGCACCTACACGAGCGCAACTTACCCGAGTTGGTATCTTGGAAGAAACCCGCAAAGATCTATCATCGCCGCCTCCCATACCCAAGAACTTGCAGAAAGATTTGGAAGACGCGTACGAAATAATTACGCATCTCCAGCGCACCGCAATGTATTTGGATGCGGCGTATCAGTTGATAATCAGGCTGCCGGACGATGGGAGACAGAGCGCGGGGGAGAGTATTTTGCCGCTGGTGTTGGCGGAAGCATCACGGGACGCCGCGCTGATCTCGGCATCATTGATGACCCTGTTAAAGGTCGTGAGGACGCCGATAGCGAGCGAAGCCGAGAGCGGGTGTGGGAATGGTACACCAACGACTTCGTCCCCCGGCTGAAGCCCGGCGCGTCTCAGATCCTCGTCATGACGCGATGGCACGAGGACGACCTCGGCGGAAAGCTGTTAGAACGATCGCGGGACGAGTGGCGGGTGATCGAGCTGCCGATGGAGGCCTTGCCTGACGATCTTCTCGGCCGGAAGCCCGGCGAGCGGCTGTGGCCGGAGTGGTTCACCGAGGATCAGGTGAACGAGGCGAAGCGCGATACGCGGGCGTGGAACGCGCTCTATCAACAGAGGCCCGCGTCTGAGGAAGGCGACTACTTCAAGGCCGCGTGGTTTGGTGAGTATGACAAGTTGCCTTCGCACGTCGCGAAGTACGGGGCCAGTGATTACGCTGTATCGGACGGCAGCGGAGACTATACGGAACACGGTATATTCGCCGTCGACCCGTGGTCTAATATCTATGTTATTGATTGGTGGCGGGGTCAGAC